ATTTTTTCAGGGATATAAATTAATAGGAGCATAACATGACATCAATTATAAAAGTAAATACATTTCAAGACACAAACGGAAATGCTCTGTTTAACTCTGATGGTAGTGGTAATGTAACACTAAGTGCTAGTGCTATGAAGAATACTCCAGCTTTTAAAGCAAGAAAAACCTCTGACCAATCAATAACTCATGGAGCAACTGCTAAAGCATTATACGAAACTGAAGATTTAGATACAGATAGTGCTTTTGCATCATCAAGATTTACAGTTCCTAGTGGAAAAGATGGAGAATATTTCTTTAGTTGGTCTTTTGATATTATTAACACATCAAATCAATTAGAAGCATGGAATACTTATTTGTATAAAAATGGTTCAAGTGTTTTTGAAACAGTATGGAATAGTGGGAATAGCTCAAATGTATTCAGAAGAATAAATCATAGTTATTCTTGCATACAAGATGCAGTTGCTTCAGATTATTTTGAAATTTATTTTTATTACGAATCAACAGGCTCAACATCTGGTTCTTTACTTCAAGCAAATAAAGCAAACTTTTTTACAGGATACAGATTAATAGGAGCATAGCATGGCAATAACTCGTTTAAATAATAATTCAATTACATCTATAACAGCTTTGCCCAGTGCTGTAGCTGTAGATAATGAACCTTCTTTTTTAGCATCAAAAACTGGTGGTACAAATCAATCTATATCAAATGATACTGAAGTTTTACTTACATATCCCAATGTAATATATGATACAGATAGTGTTTTTAGTACGTCTAACAATAGATTTACACCCAATGTAGCTGGTAAATATTATGTTTATACTAATTTAAGATTTAATACTGCTACTGATTTTGAACTTTGTGAACTTAGAGTACAAAAAAATGGAACTACAGTTTTAGAAAAAACTTGGAGAAACGAATACTTTGACGGAAAGTATATTGGAGGAGCTGTCGATATGAATGGAAGCAGTGATTACATAGAAGTTAAAATCTATCAAAGTTCTGGAAGTAGCCAAGATGTAACAGGATATAAATTCATTACATTTTTTGGTGCATATAGAATAATAACTTAACAAAGGAGAAAACAAATGGCACAACTAAGTACAAAAATAAAAGAGTATCTAAAGGCTAACAGTGTAAACACTGTGGACTTTACTAAAGATGTTCTTTTACAAGATGATGGTCAAGGTGCATACATTAAAGAGTGGAATATCTCTGGTGTATCTAAACCTACTGACTCTCAACTAGATGCACAAGAGGCAAAAGCAAAGACTGCTGAGTCTAATGCCCAAGTAGATGCTACTCGTAGAGTAGGTTATGGAGATATCGGAGATCAACTTGACGAAATCTACCACGACATCGATGCTTGGAAAACTAGAATTAAAGCTATAAAAGACGCAAATCCAAAGTCTTAATAATCACTAAAGCAGATGGCTAGAGATAACCTTACCTTTATTACATCTTTAGCAGTGGTGTTTCTTTTTACCATGCTGTTTTGCACATCTGCTCATAGTGAAACAAATACTGTAAGTTCTACAGTATCAGGTACAACGACAGTTGATAAATCCCCTAGTACAGCATCAGCACCTAGTGTCATCGTTAATAACCAAGATGTATGTACCTCAGGTGGATCGGTAGCTTTGCAGACACAAATATTTGGTTTTGCCAAAGGCTCAACTGTTAATGACATTACCTGTGAACGATTAAAATTATCTCGTGCCTTGTATGGTATGGGAATGAAAGTTGCTGGTGTATCGGTACTTTGTCAAGATCCTCGTGTCTTTCAAGCGATGGAAATGGCTGGTACACCCTGTCCTTACTTTGGAACAATAGGTGAGGTAGCACAAGCTGGTTGGGATAGTCACCCTACAGATCGACCTGATTATCAAAAGGAGTCAAATGTTAAAAAATATCTCGTGGGTGGTGGCATACTTCTCGCTATTTCTACTGGCTTCTTCTTATTCTAAATCAGAAACAGTTACGACAGAAAATTTATTAGGTGATAGCACAGACCAAAACATCAATGATGTAGCCACATCAAACAATGCCTATGGTATGACTGGTGCTGAGTTTACTACAGGCAATCAATCTCAAGGAGGAGGTTCTAAAACTTTTGACATCGATTTATCCGAATATGACAATATTGATGTCATCGAGTATGGAAGCTCTGTCTATAGCCATATATCAAATCAATCAGTTCCTACTTGTGCTAACACAACAAGAGATTGTAAAGATGAATTTAAAATCTCAGTCAATCTCTATAATGATGGAGTTTTAACCAAACAATATACACACAACTACACTGATATCTCATGGGTAGGTAAACAAGACTTTGACTATCAGCAAGATGTATCAAGCCTAGTCTTTAACACAGCAGAACTAGAGTTGTATGGTATTGATCGAGGCTACTATAACGGATATTACGGAGTCGGTTTCTCTGATTATTATTTTACAACCACATACGAAATTATTGAGATTGTGATAGATCAAGTTCTCGATCAGATTGAGATGGAAGTAATCGATGCTGGTTATGAAGTTTACGAAGATATTAGTTTTGAAATAGAAATACAAGATCCACAAGGTGAGGTAGCCTTAATCGAGTTTGATATGGTCGAG